GCTGGGGTGGCCGCTTCAAAGACGGGAATCATTATTCTATGGAATGGAATGGAGTCAAATGATGGACCCAATTACAATCTCGGCCATATTCGGCATTGGTGGTAAGATCATCGACAAGCTGTTCCCTGATCCGGAACAACGTGCCAAGGCTCAGCTTGAACTGCTGAACATGCAGCAAGCCGGCGAATTCAAAATGTTTGAGGTGCTTGGTCAATCCGACACCAACCAAACCAGCATCAATATTGAAGAGGCGAAGTCCGACTCCCTCTTCAAGTCGGGTTGGCGCCCCTACATCGGGTGGGTTTGTGGTGGTGGTTTCTCCTACCAACTTTTATTCCGCCCAATCTTTTCGTGGTTCGCCGAGAATATGTGGCACTGGACAACTATGCCCAGCTTGGAGATGGAGACCTTGATGACCCTCACCTTCGGAGTGTTGGGTCTTGGTGCTTACCGCACCTATGAAAAGACACGCACCTATGAAAAGACACGCAGTATAAAATAGTGATATCATCTGCTGTAAATTAACTAGGGGTTGGTAATGGACACTGGCGCACTTTATGCAGCACTTAATTCACTTGACATGGTGCAGGTGAAACGCAAACCAAATGGCACCTTTGACGGGCTTCGTGAGGGCTCTGAAACCTTGCCGGTTGTTACGGCTGTAGCTAATGAACTCACCGAGGTGATTGAATTTAGGGCAGGGCAAGATGCTGTTATCTCGTCCGGTATTGACGCACCCGACGACGCAGACGGAAAGCCAGACGGTTCAATCTATTTCCAAATTTAAGGAATAACCATGAAAACTATTTTCACCAAAATCGCCACCATCGCCCTGATTGCAATTTCCGTTGCCGCCAACGCAGCAACCATCCACATCCCTGATGCCTTCCTCGCCTCCTACCTGACCGGTGGCGGCAACCTAAGCACCGGCGTCATCAAGTGTGCGCTGATTGACATCACGAGCTATGACCGCGCCGTTGATCTCTATCTCGCCGACGTAACCCAAGTTACCGGCACCGGCTATACCGCAGGCGGCCAAACCGTCACCTCTATCGTCACCGCCGCCGATACCACCAACCACTGGACCACCATTGTCATCACGCCGGCAGTGTGGTCTGGATCAACGACGATCAGCGCAACGGGTGCGGTCTGTTACGACTCAAGCTCGTCCAATCGAATCATCGGGCTGTCGGATTTCGGCGCACCTGTCGCCAGTTCAGGCGGCACTTACAGCGTCGCCCCAATCACCCTCAAATTCACCCACTTCTAACCAGCAATGGGCGAGCCTATGTGTATTACCTGACGATCAGGCGTGCGACAAAGAAAGAAAGAAAGTTAATCTTTCTTGGTGCTAGAGATTCTTAAACTTACTACTAGGAATAAGTATGAAACTTACTACCGAACTCCGCAACACCCGCGCTACCGACATCATTACCGCCGCTGGCACGAACCCGAAATACAAGTTCTACACCGGGACTGAATCACTTTCCCCGGCAGGTACTTTGCTTGCAACGCTGAATGTCACAGGTGCGCTCGGTACGGCAACCTCTGGTGTAATCGACATCAACGAAACCATCACGCAGACGAATAGCAGCCATGTATCCGGTACGCCAACCTTCTGTTTGATCACGACCTCGGCAGATGTGGCAGTAGCCACCTTGACTATTCCCGGCAATATGCCATTCACCGGGACAGTGACAACGGGTGTTGATGTGACGCTCACTGCGCCTTGCTCGATTACTGAAGGAAACGTCTAACATGGCTTACCCCGTCGCTGATTCGTACAACTGCGCATCCGGCGGGGTGATTGCGGGCGGGCGTAGTAATGGGGTTGCAGGCACTGGCATCACGCTTAATGACACTGCGCACCCGCGAATTTATCAGCGGGTGGGTACGTCAAAAGAAATCACCATATCCGGCAACTATAGCGGCTCACCAACCAGAATTCAGGCGCGTCATTGTCCTGTTGGTACAGCAACAAACATGCTTGAATCAACCTATCTTTGGTCTGATCTGGTTATCAACCCAGCGGGTGGAACGTTCTCGGCAAACTACAACGTCCCGCAAGGCGACGATTGGATTATTCAAGTACGTGACGGGGTAAATCGAGCTTTGGCTGCATCAGGCACTTACGCTTTCGGTGTCGGTATTTTTATTGCCATGCTCGGTCAATCGAATATGGAAAATTCGTTTTCTTCGATTGTCGGCTGGCCCCTTGGTGCCAAGGGTGCGCTCGTCAAACAAAGTACAAATCCAATTTACCGACTAGGCAACATCAATGACGCTTTCCCGCCATCGTCTTTGTCTCCGGTCTATGGTACTGGCGTTAGTGGGTCAGGTGTTGCACGTACTCACGGCAATCCGATTGTGATCATGGCAAACGATCTGGTCGCTGCTTACGGCTGTCCAGTGTTGTTGTTGACCTATGCGGCATCAGGGACTTCAAGCGCCTTATGGCAACCAGGGGGAACTTATCTAACCAACTTCTTTAACGGCTTAGATGTGGTTGGTGGAGATTTTGAAGCTGCAATTTGGTATCAAGGCGAGAACGATTCAGCAAGTAGCGTGAGTGCGGAAACCTATCAAGCCAACCTGCAAAATATATTCAACGCTTGTAAATCGCACACGGGACGCAGCTCGGCTGACTTCAATTTTGGGGTCGTGGGTGTCGGGCCCGGCTTAACTACCTCCGGTGCGTGGGGTGGTGCATGGTCCGCCGAAGGGACGATGGCCCCGATTCGTAAGGCGCAGCAGGATTTCATTGCGGCGAACACTAGCAACGGCGCATTCTCTGCCGGTAGTGCCATTGACGGGAATTTGGGCGATGCGTCGTCGATCCACATCAACACGCTAGGAAGACAAGGCTACCGATACACAGAGGCGCTTAAACGGCGATTCTCTGGGGCGACTTACGGCATCGAAGGCCCGGCTATTTCCGGTGCATCCAGAGCAGGTAGCGTTATCACAGTAAACATTACTCAACGTGGTGGCACGGCTCTTGTTGGCACTGGCCAACAGGCGTTCCGCGTCTTTGACGACGGGGTTACGGTCACAATAGATTCGTCTGCTGTAGTGGGCAACACAATCACATTGACGCTCGCAGCAACGCCTGTGGGCACTGTCACAATGGATTACGCAATGGCAAATGCGCCATTCGGATCGACAACAACACCAAGCGAAGTCTGCTACGACAATCAGACCATCCCTGGCGACACGCTCGGTCTGCCATTGCAGCCTAAATACCTATTCACCGTTTCGTAAGGAAATATCATGCTCGGCAACTGGATTAAACAAACGACTACCTCAACCGGCACCGGCAATCTAACGCTTGCCGCTGTGAGCGGATTTCCGACCTATGCTAATCAGTTTTCCGTTGGTGAGCATTTCCATTACTCAATACTGAACGACGCGGACGGTACGCCGATTGAGTCTGGTATCGGGCATCTATCCGATTCAACTACGCTGGTACGCGACAAAGTGCTGGCAACTTTTGTGTCAGGCGCTTACGACGATAACGACCCTACTACTGCGGCGTTAGGAGCTGGCACCAAGCGGGTTATCTGTGCGGCAGAGCAAGGGGCAATTCGCACCAACCTGCTGACATCCACTAATAAAACGTCGATTTACCCGACCGGACACATCATCCCTGCCAGCTCTGGCACTGCCGTGATGTTCCTGGATATTGTTGTTTACATCCCACTAATAATCAACACATTACGAACGATTGACGCCATCGTTTTCCGGGTATCTACAGCAGGGGGAGCCGGGTCTGTATCAAAAGTCGGAATATACAGTGCTGGGCTTGACGGAAAGCCAAAAAGTAAAATTGATGAAAGCGCGTCGATCGATACTACAACCACTGGAGAAAAGGTTGCGGCATTAACCAAGCGCCGTTACAAGACCGGTTTGCATTTTATCGCCTACACATGCTCCGTGGCGGCCCCGACTTGCAACGCGCCTAGCACATCTGGAATCGCCGAGGCACTACTTTACGGGGGTGGCGTAATGCCACCTGACGCTGCATTTTACGAAGCCAACGCCGCTTTATCTCTACCCGCTACGGCAAACGTAACGAGCGGGCGGAGAACATTGGCACAACTCCCGATCATCGCGCTGCGGACGGCTTAAATAATGTCACTTGGCCTAAATTCACTCGGCCTTGAAGCCCTTGGTTTGCCTCTACAAGAGTCGACTGGGGGCAGTGGCGCATCCGCAACCTTCTCCGTAACCACAGCAGACGCCGTATTTTCAGGCGGCGCAGAAGTCGCTGGCGCTCCAGTTACAGCAAGCTTCGCAGTCACCACCGCCGATACTGTTTTCTCAGGTGGCGCATCGGTTGCCGCGTCCGGCTCATTTGTATCGGACGTGCTGATCAACAACGCAGGGACGGTGTTGGCCTCGCAATCGGTGCATTGGTCTTGGCTACCCGCAGGGCGCATTGGCTCGCTGGCTGCTGTAACTGAAGTCGACGGCACAGGGACAACGAGTGCGGGTGGTGTGCTGACTGTGACCGGATTAACGCCCGGCGCTGGAATCCTGCTAGTCGCCAAGCGCAACACGTCTGCAACTGACGACCATGTGTATTACCACGCTGGCACGGTGGCTTAAATGTTGCGCAACCTGAACCAGTCGTCAGGCGGTCAGCGGGTTTGTGGTACGCCGAAATCTGGCGTGCTTGGCTCACTGATCCCTTCGACTGGCGACAATGGCGCAGGCTACACCTATAACGATCTCTCACTGCCCGCTGATAATACCAAAGAGATATGCGGCCGTATCACATCATGGCCCAGCGCAGGAACGCTCACCGCTTACGAGGATACAAGCTTTGAATTCTCAGGTGCGCCAGACGGTGTTTACTCGTTTCAGTATCAGCTTTACGTGGATGGTGTTGCAGTTGGTCCGCCAGCATCAGTAGGGCTAACGGTTGGCTATATTGCTGCATCGGCAACCTTTGCAGTAACCACTGCCGATACTGTTTTCTCAGGCGGCAGCGCGAACGGCTCAGGCGGTGCGAACGGCTCGGCGGCTGGCGGCACAGGAATATCCACCGGGATTGGCTCTGGCGGCATGGCGCGTGGAAACAACGGGCTTGCCCCCACAGTCTTTGTGAAAGCATCTGGAATCTACGAGCAGGTTTCTGGTGTGTATGTTAAACAAGCGGGGCTGTACCAGCAGTCTGGTGTGTTTGTTAAACAGTCTAACGCTTGGATTCAGTTGTAGTTTTCTAATCCCCTCTGTACAATGATTCACTTTTTCGCCGATAGGCAACCCCGGTCAAAAGCCGGGGTTTTTATACTGATACCATGATACGAGCGCTAGGTCTCATCGCATTGCTTCTTGCCTTTATCTTCTGGATGGTTGAGAAGCGGGTTCGTAGATTGTTCGGATTTAACACCCGGGATAATTGCGCAACATGGGCGGCTGCAAACTTCGACTATGCGGGCGGTGACGGTTTGCTATTTCACATGACGGTTTCAGAAAGTAGGCTAAGGTTCCCGCATGTCGTCATTGTCAAAGGGGCTAGAGCCCATCCCCGAGGTGGGGTTGAGTTCATTGAGTATGTTCCGAAAGTCAGACTCTCGTCCATTGGCTGGCCACCCAGTAAGTTTGACGGCGTGGTTGAGCGAACCAAACTGAATGTTAAATAAACACTTGACAAGTGTTTATTGTTGATATAGATTGCAACCGTGCGCCCATAGCGACGCAACCAAACATCCGACCTTGATGGCCGAATGACAAACCAAACCCTTATTTAAAAACCATCAAGGAAGAAACATGGCAACCCAAACAATGAGTACGCAAGCCGCGCGAATCGGCAAATGGAAAGGCGAGATTCTTGCTCGCGCTATCCCTTCCGAAGTCCTCCAGCTTGCCGGCGCCCAGAAGCAGATGCCCAAAAACGTGTCCGATACCGTCGTGTATCGCCGTTGGGTTCCTTATAATGCGGCCGTTGCAAACCCCAACGTGCTGTTGCAAAACGTGTCCCCAGCCAACACGGTTGAAACCGAGGCGTCTAATCGTGTTGATACCCACGTAACCGCCAACCTGCTCGCTGAAGGCACCACGCCGACCCCGGACAGCATTGTTGCGCAGGACATCACGGCCGTTCTCAAGCAGTACGGTTGCCTGTACAGCTTCACCGACAAGGTGGCTGATCTGTATGAAGATGAAATTTCGGATGCCCTGAAGACGCAAGTCGCTGAGCGTATGGCGCTGATCCGCGAACTGGAGCTTTACTCCAAGGTTCGTGCCAGCACCAACCGTTTCTACGGTGGCGCCGGTACCACGATCGCCACGGTCGATGGCAAACTCACTGCTAAGATTCTTCGCAAGATCGCACGGTCGCTGGCCACCAATCACACGAAGAAGATTACCTCCATCCTTGCTCCGTCGCCAAACATCGGCACCAAGCCGATTGAATCCGCCTTCCTCGTCTTCTGTTCTTCGGACATCGAAGCTGATTTGCGTGACACCACGGCGTTTCCGGCATACACCCCGGTCGCGGCCTATGGTTCCCGCAAGCCGATGCACGAAAATGAGCTTGGCTCCTTCGAGCAGTTCCGCTTCATCGCCTCCCCTGAACTGATTCCGTTCCAGAACGGCGGTGCTGCGGTTGGTGCTACGGCATGCCTATCCACCGGTGGTGCGAACATCGACGTGTATCCGCTGATCGTCGTCGGTCAGGAATCCTACGGCACCGTCGCACTGCGCGGCTCCAAGTCCTTCGACCTGTCGGTTATCCCGGTTGGCAACAAGGATAGTGCGGACCCGCTCGGTCAGCGAGGCTACATCGGCGCCAAGTTTTACGCTGTTTCGGTTCTTTTGAACCAACAGTGGATGGCAACCGCCTTTGTTGGTGCCGGAAACCTCGCTTAAGCTCTGACGTAGTAAGCAGACAAAACCCTCGCTTCGGCGGGGGTTTTTATTGGAGATTGGCCATGAGTCTCGGTGAGTTTTATGAAGGCATGCAGGCGCTTGATGGTGATTTCACTGGCCCATAGGGTTTGACAACCGCCCCCATTAACCATAAACTGCATACTCGATTTCAAACAGGAGCACCACCGTGTCAAAAGGTCAAACCGATTCCCCCGAATTCCAAGCGCCAAATCTCCCCGATGTGTCGGGTGAGGCTGGTGCAATTTATGTTCCGCCTACCCCGGAAATCGAAGTTGTCTCGGGCACCAGCAAGGGTGTCAAAGGTAAGGGTGGCCTCAGCCAACAAGCCCAAGACCTGATCTTCAACGAAGAATTTGTCGAAGTCATGCTTCACGAATCCACCGATGACAATGCTGAGAACCCAGTCTTCACCGCCTGCAACGGGGTCACCCAGTATTTCTATCGTGGTGTGCCACAGGTTGTGCGCCGCAAGTTCGTTGCCATCTTGGCCTCGGTCAAAGAGCACAATGTCACCACGCCGGAATACACCGGTCGGGATGGTGGCCGGGCAATCGGCATCCGTCGCACCTCTTCCCTGAAGTACCCGTTCTCGGTCATCAGCGACAAGAACCCACGCGGCCCAGCTTGGCTCCGCGGCCTGCTTCAGTCCCAAACGTAATGAAGCCCTAACTTCCTCCTGTTGATAAGGCTTCCCCGGCACCCTTGTGGTGCCGGTTTTCATTGTGCTATGATCCCGCGTACTTTCAGTGAGGTGATACCCCATGCAGCAAACATTCCTTCAACTCTGCCAATCGGTATATCGGGAAGGCGGTATCTCGGGGCAAATCACCTCAACGCTGAACCAGAACGGTGAAGCCCTCCGGGTGGTTGGCTGGGTACGCAACGCCTACAAGGAAATCCTGAATGATCAGGGGATGGTGTGGAAGTTCTTGCGCAAAACGGCGGCCGTCCAACTCACACCCGGTATCGGGGATTACAGCTTTGACGATTTGAACCTCGCTGGCGCTGTCCAGTGGGACACTCGCTCCATGCGGGTGGCGGTGAATGCCAACCTGTCCGACGAGACCTTTCTCAATCACATGAGCTTCAACGCTTTCCGTGATTACTGGTTATTCTCTAGCCGGCGCACCACTCAATCCCGCCCCCTCAATGTGGCGGTTGATAACGACACCCATCTTCGCATTGCCCCGCTGCCCGAACAGGCTTACTGGCTGAGCCTTCAGTATCAGGTCATGCCTGACACCTTGGCCGATCCAACTGACGTGTCGATCCTGCCCGAGCGCTTTGATGACGCAATTGTGTGGCGGGCACTTCGCCATTACGGCATGTTTGAGGCTGCCCCTGAAGTTGTGAGCCGGGCTGAACTCGCTTACAAGGAAGTAATGCAGCACATGGAGTTTGATCAGGCACCTGAAGTGTGCCTTGGTGGTCCGATATGCTAAACCTCCCCCAAATGGAGCCGACGCAATACGATGTGGTTTCGCTTAATGGTGGGTTTGATCAAGTCACCTCGGCTTATCAGCTACCACCCGGGGCGCTTCGTGACTGCATCAACTTCGCGTGCCGATCCACCGGTGGGTATTACCGCATCCCGGGTTACGAGCGCTACGATGGCCACTTCCAACCCCATAAGGCTCAGTTCATTACGCTGGATATCACCATGCTGCCGGGTGAATCCTTGGCGGTTGGTGACGTTGGGGCCTTCGGCAACATCAACGGCACTGTTTGCTTTGTCGATCCGTTTGGGGTGTATGTCACCCTTACCAAAACATCAGGCGCACCCCCGACATCGTTTGTTGCTGGTGATATCGTCATCTCTGCAGTTGTTGTTGGGCAAGCCACGGCGTACCATACCCAACTCACGCTGAAAGAACTGGCCCAGAACAAGGCGGCGGCGGCCAACATTTATCGCGCCGATATTGGTGCTGTACCCGGCGCCGGCCCGATTCTTGGGTGCCTCCTGTTTAACGATGTCGCCTACGCATGGCGCAACAATGTGGGTGAAACAGCCTGCAATATTTACAAGAGTTCGGCCGCCGGCTGGGTGGCTGTCCCCTTGGGTCACACAGTGGCTTTCACCGGGATGACTGATATTCCGAGTGGCGAGGGTGTCACCTTAACCAAGGGTGGAGTCACAGCAACAATCAATCGGTGGGTGATCACCTCGGGCGATGTTACCAGCGACACGGCCGCCGGTTATTTTGTGATCAGTGGCGTTAGTGGTGGCAGTTTCAGCGCTGGCGCCGCAACCTTCCCGGGCGGCACGGCCACGCTGAGTGGGGTGCAGCAGGCAATTACTCTGACCCCCGGTGGGATGTACAACTTCACTATCGGAAACTTCACAGCCAGCACAGCTACACGCCGAATTTATGGCGCCGATGGTGTGAATGATGCTTTCGAATTTGATGGTTCGGTTTATGTTCCGCTTACCGTTGCGGGCGCGACATCCAAACCCTCCATTGCACAGGTCCATGCGAATCACCTGATGCTGGTGTTCGGCAGTTCCATCATCCACTCGGCACTGGGTAATCCCTACAACTTCGAGGTGATCAACGGGGCTGGTGAAATTGGAACAGGTGGGGCCATTACCGGCCTGCTTATCCAGCCGGGTAATCAGGGTACCCAAGCCCTCATGGTGTTCGCCCGCAACTCAACGTGGGTGCTTTACGGCACCTCGTCTTCCGATTGGAACTTCGTCAATTTCAACGTCGGCATCGGTGCTTGGGAGGGTACAACCCAAAACCTGTTTGACGCCTTTGGCTTGGACGATCGCGGCGTCACGATGATGTCGCAAACCCTAAAGTACGGTAACTTTGAAGCTGCCACCCTCACCTACAATATTCGCCCCTTCATCATCAGTCAGCGGGGTCTTGCGGTGTGTTCCGGTTTGAGTCGGGAGAACGGCCAATACCGGGTCTATTTTTCAACAGGCTACGGTCTCTATGTGACCGTTAGCCCTGAAGGTGTGATGGGTCACGGTGTTGTGCTTTACCCCGACATCCCGACAACCTATAGCGATGCTGAGTTCTCAACCGGTGAGACTTGCGCCCTGTTCGGAACAGATGATGGTTATGTGATGCGAAACGACGTGGGTACCAGCTTCGACGGCGCCCCGATCAATGCCTACATGAACACCAACATCAACTCGTCCAAGAGCCCCCGCATGCGCAAGCGCTATCGCCGCTGCGTGCTTGAGCTTCAGGGTAGCAGCTACGTTGAGTTGCAGGTTGGCTACTCGTTCGAATGGGCCAGTGAGCGAATCCTGCCCCACAGCTTCGAGGGGGGTTCCATTCAGTTTGCCAGCCTCGCCTTCTGGGATGAGTTCATCTGGGACACCTTCTTCTGGGATGGTCGATCCAATGATACGGTGTCGGTCGAACTGTCCGGGACCGGGGAAAACATGCAGATGATGGTCGTTCTTGATTCCGATTATGTCTCTGAATTCACAATCCCCAGTGCCATTTTTCACTACACACCACGTCGCGGCAATCGGTGATACACTTCCGCAAATTCTGAGCGAGAAAACTAATGTCAAACGAATATTTCCAACCCGGCTCCGTACCTGCATCGAACGCCCCCGGTTCTTCGGCGGTGATTCGTAGTGAATTCACCAGCGTGGGGGCTGCCTTTGACAAACTTCCCGTCATGGCCGGTCACGCCAATGAAATCGTTGCCATTAACGGCACCGGCACCGGGCTGGTAAATTCGGGCATTATACTTGCTGACTTCGTAACGCTCGCAGGTGCGCAGACCATCACCAACAAAACGATCGCTTGGGCTAGTAACACCTTCCCGGGGTTTGGCACTGGCGCCACGAAGAACGCTGGCACCGGTGCTGGTGAAGTTCTCCTTCTGGACACCAACAACCAGTTGCCGGCGCTCGACGGCTCACTGCTTACCGGCATAACCACCGGGATCATCACTGGTGTGGTTGATATCGAGCACGGTGGTACGGGTGCAAGTGATCTGGGTGGCGCTCAGACGGCGCTTGGGATTGACCTCAAGGCCGATGCCAACAATGCGGTACTCACCGGCGCCCCGACAGCCCCAACTCCAGCAACGGGTGACAACTCGGCACGGATTGCCACCACCTATTTCGTCACGGAAACGGTGGCTGCCATTGGTACCTTCGCTCCGTCGAACGCAAACCCCCTGATGAATGGTGTCGCGGCCTCCGGTGTTGGTGGGTTGGGCTCACGCGACGACCACGTTCATCCGACTGATACCAGCCGGGCCCCCATCGCCTCCCCAGCATTCACCGGCAACCCGACGGCCCCAACACCAACCCCGGGTGACAACGACACATCTATCGCCACCACAGCATTTGTCAATGCTGAGATCGCGGCCGATCGCCCGTACTCCGACACCAACCCACTGATCAACGGTGTGGCTGCACAGGGGGTCTCCGCGCGCGTGTCTCGTCAAGACCACGTTCATCCGACCGACACCACCCGGGCGCCGCTCGCATCCCCCACCTTCACCGGTGACCCCAAGGCCCCGACACCGCTAACCAGCGACAACGACACCTCCATCGCCACCACGGCTTTCGTGCAGAGCTTGGTGGCCCAGCAACCGTTCGGCATGCTGCCTTCCAACAACGTCCCGCTGATGAACGGTGTGGCCGCGGCTGGTCTTGGGGTGACTGGATCACGCGACGACCACGTTCATCCGACTGATACCAGCCGGGCCCCCATCGCCTCCCCAGCATTCACCGGCAACCCGACGGCCCCAACACCAACCCCGGGTGACAACGACACATCTAT